GTAAAGAACTGCAAAGCGTGGCTCAATGCCAAGTCAGAAACCTTCTCAGCCCTGTGTGGTGAGGAGTTCACCCACAAGGAAGTGTTGTTAGCCCATGCAGCTTGTGTGCTGCTCATTGTGGCTTGTGGAGTGGCTGAATGGCTGGAAGGAGGTGCGCTATGATGACTTACGAGGAGTACCAGAACAGCATCATCGTCAATATCGAGGCGATGAGGGAAACACGCCGCCAGCAGGGAGAAGAGCAGCAGCGGCTACAGGCGGAGATAAACGCTCGCATGGCTGATGCCAAACGCCGCTATCTGGAAGAGCAGTCGTCGCTGATTGGAATTCAGCGCGACAAGGCGAAGGCTATCAGCGACAAGTGGAAGGCCGAGCGTATGCGCCTTCACCTCGAGCACGCCCGAGTGGTGAATCAATGGCGTGAGGAGCACGGAATTACCCCCTCCTATGTGGAGGAGAGCAGCTTAAGGAAGGAGGCGAGTCATGAGTAATTTCGGCATTAGCGAAAGCAATTGGGAGAAGCTGCAGGGCATCTGCGAGTCGGCACCCAGGATTATTGCTGACATCACGGAGCTGCAGGACAAACTCTTCGAGCTGACCGACGATTTTTGCGGTCTGGGAACGGAAATCTTCGACAACCTCAGGACGCTGACGGAGGTGAAGAGGGACTATCAGACACTTAAGGATATGAAAATAGAAAGGGTAGAAAATGGATGATTACAAGAAATCAGTCCTTAACGTGTATTTCCAGGACCGGAAAGACATGGGAAGGTTCACCTCACAGGACATCTGCGACAACGTGCGCGACATGGTGTCACTGACTCCTGACGAGGTGACGGAATATCTGATGCAGCGTGGATATATCCTGCAGCGTCAGGACGACAGGCTCGTCTGGACGAGTTTGTAGCGTAGGAAGGAAATATATTGTCCGAGAGGGGGCGATGCCGTGCTTAGATGCCGGTGTCGCCCCTGTATTTTCATACAGGCATGTTCTTTCTTATCTTTGCCGTACAAAAGAAACACGCATGGCTCTACCACAGATAGTCTCTCAACCTGCCACTCTCAGCTTCTCTGCTATGCTGACCGATATCATCATCAGCACGGAGGCGGGGAGTGGCTTATTCGTGCTCGACCTGGTCATCAGCACCGAGCGTGCCAACCTGCTGGAGGAGACGTTCTATGCCTCTGCCGACGGCACTATCACCGTAGGCGAGCTGCCGGCACTCGTAGAACCCTACATACAGGCGTATGGCAGGGTGACGATGGAAGCCACCTTCACAGACACGGCTGGCACGGCATCGATTTCGCCGGTGACGATACTCGTCGGTGCTGTCGATGTGGGTATGACGGCACAGGATTTCGTCTCGACGCATTTTCTGACTGTCCTGGACGGAGAGAAGATTACGTCGCTGTCACGCGAAGAACGTCTCTATGCCTACGACGAAGACGAAGCAACCGTATCTGCAGACGTGCGTCTGCCTGATGGGAGCTTTGACACGCTGACAGCAGAGCTGCAGGCAGTGGCAACGGAAGACGACATCTCGCAGTTTGACGTCTCTCCGCGGAAGATCCTGGAACTCCTTGACACTACTGGCGCGCGCCTCCTTTACTACACCGTCACGGCAGGGCAGCGCAAGCAGCTGTTCCGCTGCATCGTGGAGCAGGTGCCGCCGGAGCCTTCCTTCCTCTTCGTCAACAGCTTCGGCTGCGAGGAACTCGTCCATTGCACAGGTACGCTGAAGCAGTCGTCGAAGTTCGACCGGCAGTCAGCCCGCATCCGCGGCAGACTTCGAGCATATCAAATTACGGAAGAAAGGCTGTTCACGGCTAACACCGGCTGGCTCAACGATGCCATGGCGGAGTGGGTGACTGACCTGCTGCGCTCCATGGAGGTCTGCCTGTGGAGCAAGGAGGGCCGCGGCAAGCATATTGTCATCACCGACTCGAAGAACGAGTGTGAGAGCGATGACGACTATATGCCGGAATATGAAATCACCTACACCTATGCGCAGCGCACCCAGAACATCATGCACAAGCGCAAGGCAGCAAGGCTCTTCAGTGAGCAATTTGAAGAAATCTATAACTAAAATGAAAGTAAAGAGCGCCATACACCTGAAGGAGGCACAGCTATTCTTGGACGAATGCCTGCGGACACACGAGCTAGTATGGCTTGTCGCGCTGAAGCAGACCGGAGACATCTGCCGCTATGATGGCTGGCAGGTGATCTCGTCCTGGTGGCGGCGTGGTACCCACGACCTGCTCAACCCCAAGAACGGGGAGAAGCGCAAGGTGAGGGACGTGTTAATATTCGAAATCAACGGACACCCAGTATATCTATGATTGAATCGTTTTATTTTGATTTAGCAAAAAATGACTCTACCGTCACGAGTATCTACTCGTCGCTCAACAATGAGCCTATGCCGGTGAAGGCTGATGACGGCAACTCCTATGACGTCATCCCATGGGGAGCCCAGAACCAGCTGCCGTATGAGCTGCGAGAGATGGTAGAGAAAAACTCCGTCCTGAGTCAGGATAAGTTCTTCAACCTGCTGACCTGCTATGGCAGAGGGCTGGAGTATATAGACATCGCCACGAGGAATGAGAAAAAACCCCTGCCTACAGCAGACACTGACATCAGGAAATTCTTCATGCGCAACAACCTGAAGCGCTTCTTCGCAGAGCAGATCACCGACCTGAAGTATTACTTCTTCAGCGTCTGTGTGGTCATCTTGTCACGTGACCGCTCTAAGATTGTGCGCCTGGTGCACAAGGATGCCTGCAACATCCGCTTCGAGAAAGCAGACGATATGGGGCGTATCAAGCACGTCTTATTTGCCGACTGGGAGGCCAACGACCAGCCGAAAGACGTGGAAGTCATCCCCTTGCTCGACGAATACGACCCTCTGGGTGACCTGCTGGCACGTACGGGGAAAGAGAAAGATGTGCTTGGCGTTTTCAAGAGGTCCCCCCTGTCACATACCAAGTTCGCCATCGTCTGCCGCATACCTACAGTAGGGTGTCAGTATTATCCTGTCCCCTACTGGAGTGCAACGCTCCGTGACGGATGGTACGAAATCTACAGCCTGCTGACGAAGGCAAAGAAAGCAAAGCTGAAGAATGGCAACAACATCCGCTATCATGTAGAGATCAACACCAAGTTCTGGGAAGACCGGGCACGGCAGAAGGGAATTTCACCCGCCACGCCTGATTTTGTTAAAATGAAGACTGAGTATATCGAGGAACTGAAAAAGTATCTAGGCGGTTCAGATAATTCCGACAAGATGTTCTGGAGTGAATTTGAAACGCTGCTGCCCACCGGCGATGAACAGCACTACGTCAAGATCAACGTGGTGGACACGTCGAAAGCCGGCAACGAATACAACGACGACGTGGCAGAAGCCAGCAACGTCCTCGCCTACTCCGACAACGTTCATCCTAATCTTGCCGGAGCAACACCAGGCAAGTCGCAGATGAACAACTCCGGCTCTGACAAGCGCGAGCTCTTCACAATGAAACAGGCGCTCGAGACGTTGCCGCACGATATGATGATGACTGTGCACAACTCCGTCATCTTCTACAACGGCTGGCAGGACAAGGTCTATCCGGACGTGCCCATGATCCTGCTGACAACTCTCGACAAGAATACGGATGCCAAAGAAGTATCAACCAACAATAATAGCTCACAAAATGAAAAGTGATTTCCTACCCCTTATCACCAAGGCGGTATTCGAAGCCAACGTGCCGGCGGCACGGATGCCGGAAAGAAATACCAGCGTCTTCAGCCGTCTGGAAGAGATGTTCTCTATTGCCTATAGAACGATGGTGTTCAGCATCGTCGGTGAGCCTTACGAAGGAAAAATCATGGAAGACGAGACCTTGCAAAAGGCTTGCATCCGTTTTGTCTGCCTGGATGCCTTTATCCATACCTGCCGTTCGCTGGACCTCGTATTGACGGCAACAGGCTTCGGCATTGTCTCTACAGAGAGTACGGCACCGGCGAG